AGGTAAAGAGTTCGTGGTTGCAATAACTGTAAATCCCTTAGCAGGCCTTACTGTTTCTTTATTGTCATTATTTAATGTCAATTGTGCTATATCTTTGTCATCTAATATTGCATGCAAGAATGTCATAGCGTCTGGTGATGCGTGGTCAATCTCATTGACTACTAATCTTCCACCTCTTCGCCATGCTTGTATTGCAATACCATCATGCCATTCAAATGAACCGCTACTATTAGGTTTATAAAAACCTTCTAGGTTTGCACTCGCAGTATCTTCAGTCATAGTTATTTGATACACATTTGGTTCTCCCTCCATTGTGTATCCTATTTTGTTAGTTGCAGCAGCATATGTTTTACCTGTCCCTGGTGGACCATATAATAATATTCTATCTGCATAACCGATAGCATTAGCTACCGCTTTCCAACAGTCTTTCATATTTTCCTTTCCTAAAATGGTTTAAAAGGTACATATCTACAATATATATCTACCTGACCATCTTCATTTTTTCTTTGCTTTACCTCAAATTTACCTTTATTTATTAAGTGTGAGATATTCTTTTGTTTCATTGATTCAATGTTTTTAACAACACCTGATATCCATTTATCAGATGTGCCAATAACATACCATTCTTCTGGTGTTGATAATAAAGTAGATACTTTATCATCAGTTAATAGAGTTGGTCGTTTGCCACTTCTATTAATACCAGCAGCTGGGGGATTTTTTCTTTCGAGTTTACTCTTCTGAATCGTCACGTTTACCTAACCATTTCTCTACATCATCAGCAAGATGTTCTCCCATATGGTCCATATATTCTACAGTATTTGACATAGCTGCTTGTTGCATTAACTCATCATTATCAGCTAATACACATTGTATAGCAGTTGGTTCTGCCATATAGAATTTATGGAATATGTCTTCATGTAATAAAAAGTCTCTAAAATCACTTACTGCATCAAAGCTAAATTCCATTGGTGCATTTGTTTTTTCTAGATTCTTTTTACTAAGAACTTTAAAGAATCCTGTTAGTACTTCCATCTTTCTATATTTATCTAGTTCTAAAGCTAACTGAATTGCTTGTGTTGCATTGTTTGCTTCAACTACATATCTAGTAGTTAATGATGGTGCATCTATATGTGCTACTTTTGATGCAAATAAATCATTATTTACTGCTTTACTTAAATAAGTACATATAACATGATACTTGTATTTTCCTCTACTTACTAATTCAACTGATTCATGTTCAGAGAACATAGATTTTTCATCACTATGTTCATCTCCACATTCACAGTTTTCTTCTTCTGCCATTATTTCTCCCTTCTCATTAATAGCTTGTAGCACACAGTAAGGACTCTCAACCTTATTTATTTGATAGTTACCTATCTGCATTTCCTATGTACTACAAGCTATCAACATTTTCATATACAAGGGGTATATATTATCAATCGCTTGATTGTTGATAGCTACTATCCTGCTGGGATTAGTGCTTATGTGCCGTAAAAATAAATGCGACCTCTACCGTCTATCTCATAATCGTGATAAACTGATTTGCATTTATTACACCACCACAAATGTGGTTCATCATAATCAAATTGAAGTTCATGTCCACATATGCAAAATTCTTTTTTACTTTCTTCATGTAAAGCTATTAAAGATTTTTCTATTTCTATTTCCTTTAATTTCTTTTTAATGAAGTTCATTCTTCTTCCCCAAACATTTCAATGAAACATTTAGGATGGGTTCCTGTCATTATCTGTTCTCTTAAATCTCTACTGATATAAGGAAACAAATCCTGAATTAATGGTCTAAGATATCTTGATGTGTACTTCCAAGTAGCTTCGTCTGCTTTCTTTACTCGTACATAACCTGTATCCCCACAATGTATACATTTATGTGTCCACATCATAGTCCATTCATCTGTTGTTGGTTTATTCAGGGATATCATTATCTTCTTTCCATACTTCTAATATATCAAGGCTATAACTAATAAATTTCTTATCTTTCCCAGCTTTTTCTATAACCTTATGTATATTATCTGTTATTTCTTCTTCTGTCATTTCTTCTGGATATGTAAATGTAACTGTTAATTCTTTAGTCATATGTCTTTTGTTTGTATTTTCATATACATATAAAAACTCTCTTAACTCGTCTTCATATTCATAGTCCATATCTGGTCCTCCCATTATTCTTCCTCCTCTAATATTTCTAATTCGTTATCAATAATTGATACTTGTTTACGAACAATAATATTTTCTTTAGGAATTTCATTGATAGTAACTTTTATATCCATTATTCTTCCTCTTTAATTTCAACAGGCATACCAACATATTTTGCAAGTAGTTCTATCATCTTTTGATGTGTTTGTAATATATCTTGGATGCGAACTAAAGTATCTGCTATATCTACATTTACTGTGTGTTGATTGTAGTCTTCCCAATCTTTTTCTTTTTCGGTATAGTCAACCATTATTGTTCCTCTCCCATATTATTTATAGCTATTTTCTTGTTAATATTATATATCATCATTTCTAATAGCATTGCTGAATGTCCTTTAATTCTTTCAAGGACATCTTCATTTTTACTCCACATATTTAAATCCATTAACATGAACATTAATATGTCATTCTTTTGTGAAGCTGTTAATTGGTCAAGTAGTTCTTGATACTCCAATTGTATAGCTTTCATTTGTGCCATATATCCTCCTTTATAGATAGCTTGATAGATACTTCCACCTAACTACAGCACGCTATAGCATATAGTTCTTAATACCTATCAAGCTACCTACTTTCGGTAATTAAGCAACAGGGCTAGTTCTTAACTCTTACTCATAGATAGCATGATATCTATAACTTACTTGTTTGGTATAACCATATTCTTCGGCTATAGATATCAATTATTTAGTTTTATATTTTGCAATTACACAGTCACATTTTACATCGCACCATAGACAGTGTCCATAGTCTATGTAATGTGAACCGCTTTGATTATTCTTACATTTATCTAAACATGTGTAATTCATAAGTAATACAAATTCATTCCAGCGAATAGTAATACAGTCCATATAAATAGTAATAATTTATTCATAGAAGCAATTCCTTTCAAGTTCTTCGTCTGTTATGGGTGTTACAGGGACACCGATTGGTTTTTTAGAACTTGGGGGGCGTTAGCCCCCCTTATTCTTATTAGTCTTGTGGATAGCTCCATAAAGCCTTAGTGATACTTGGGGCTGCGTAAACACCTTCAATATAGATTTCCATATCAAAGTAGCTCACATTCCCTTCACTGTCTGGCTTACTTCTGCTTTCACTAGCGTAACCTTTGATTAACACAGGTTCCGTTAGGGGACGTCCATTTGTTTCTTGGACTGGTGCATTTTCAACCAACTCTTGTAACACTTTAGCAGTGTCGCCAAAAGCTTTAGCTTTACCCTTGAACCTATCGCCCCAAAATTTAATTGAGTGATAAAGTCCCCCATTACCAACGTTTCCTTTCACGTTAGGGTCTTTTGTAATAGTTGTGATAGTTCCAACATCTAGGAATACTCCCAAATCTTGCTTACTACCTTCATATTGTTTTAATTCTACCAATTTAACTCCTTTCATAGTTACTTCATTTCTTGATTATTAAAATGATAGATTAAAAAAGAGAAAGAATTAATGGCGAACGTTAGTGAGCCTACTCCCTTATTTAATAAAGATACTTTATCTACAGATGGGAACAGATTAGATTAGATTACAGTAACATTTACTCACAGTAGGACGTTAGTCCTTCATGCGTTAGCTTAGCGTTAGCACAAGGTCGTTAGACCTACAGATGTTAATCTGCACCTGCGTTAGCATATGTGTAAGTAATAAAATATATGCTGGTAATTTCTGTATAGAGGGGTCTAGGGCATAAGCGGGCCTATATTATAAGGTTTATTTGATTAATCAGTCTTACTAAGTCCTTGAGTATTCGGTTTGTGTTTCTACTGTATACTTTCGTATCCCGAACTTTCTGCCTCCCGATGGCACCTTTACTTGTAACTTAAATCCTTCTCAATGTTTGTAATTGTTCTTAATATAGCATATAATTAAATCTACGCAACCATCTACAGGAAGATAGATTAAATGTCCAATAAAGTTAAAAAAGTGTGTGAGGCAACTGGATGTAAAAAATGGTTAAAAGGAAGACAAACTAAGTTCTGTTCAGAGCAATGTAATAAGAGAACTTGGGCTCAAAAGAAAAGAGACGGTTCAGAACCTGAAGTTAAACCTATAAATCAAGAATTTAAATCAGATAGTGGAGACTATGCTTCTGTACGTAGGGGGAAATATTATACAGAATTTAAAGAAACCTGGGCAGATAACCTCGCTGCAGGGATATTCAGTACAGGAGAGGTAGCGAAAGCACTTGAATGTACTTCAGCAACCGTATCACGTATGCTCGCTGCATACAAAATAGATAAACAAGTTGAGATAGATAGTGAAGGTTGGGAAGTAAGTGAAGAAGCAATTGATGATTTAGAAAATTTTTCTAGCTTTCGCAATAAGTATTTTGCTACGGAAACGGGGGAAAAGTATGAAACTGCTGACTTCCATATGAACTGGATAGAAAACATTAATGATGCTATATCTAACGGTAAAGAGTTATTAATATTAAGTCCCCCTAGACATGGCAAGACAGAACTACTAATACACTTCGCTGTCTACCAGATAATGAAGAACCCTAACATCAGAATCATGTGGGTAGGTGGAAATGAAGACATAGCTAAGAATGCTGTAAGCTCTGTGTTAGACCATCTAGATGAGAATGAAAGACTTAGAGAAGACTTTTGTCCTCCAGGTAAGAACTTCAAACCTGATAATAGGTCAGGAAAGAACTGGAGCCAGAATCAATTTACTGTAGGTACAAGAACAGTACCAGGAATTAAATCTCCAACTATGGTC